TGGCGGGAGTCACGCCGGCTGGGAAAGAGCCAGTCAAGCAACTGAGCGACGAGGTCACATCTGCCCTGGCCGGCTACGTCAAGAGCGCTTGGCGCGAGGCCGTGGTCTACAAGAACATCATGACAACGGCGGAGCTCCTGCGCTGCGATCGTCAGCGCAAGGGTGAGTACGAGCCGGAGCAGCTGGCCCAGATCCTTGAGCAGGGTGGGTCCGACATCTACATGATGCTGCCGGACATCAAGGCTCGAGCTGCATCGTCCTGGATTAAGGACGTCATCGCGTCGGCTGGCAACAGGCCCTACGACCTGCAGGCACCCAACAACCCGGAGCTCCCTCCGGAGATGATGATGATGCTTGCGGACTTTGTTGCGACAGAGGCCGAGCCCTTCATCGCAGAAGGCCAGCAGATCCACCCAGAGGCGTTCAAGCAGCGCCTGGAAGAGGTCCATGACACCCTGAAGCTGCGCCTGCGGGAGGAGGCTGGGCAGGCTGCAGAGCGCATGTCCGGGTTGATCGAGGACCAGCTGAAGCAAGGCGACTTCGCCAACGCTCTCGATGCGTTCATCGATGACTTCGTCACGTACCCCACCGCGATCCTCAAGGGCCCAGTGGTCCGGAAGAAGCAGCGCATGGTGTGGGGCAAGGACTTCAAGCCTGAGGTCATCGAAGACATGGTCCGGGAGGTGAATCGAGTCTCCCCCTACGACATCTTCCCTGGCCCCAACAGCAAGGGCCCCAACGACAGCTATATCTGCGAGCGTCACCGCCTGACGGTCTCCGAGCTCAACTCCAAGATGGGAGTGCCCGGGTACGACTCCGGAGAGATCGCCGCGGCCATCAGCAAGTACGGCCAGACCGGTCTCAAGTACAACGAGCAGGGTGACGCTGAGCGCGCACACCTCGAGAACAAGCCCTCGTACGGCTTCTTCGTTGACCAGAAGATCGAGACCATCGAGTACTGGGGCAAGGTCACTGGCGAGATGCTCAAGCAGTGGGGCTACAAGGGCCAGTGCAAGCCTTGGATGGCCTATGAGGTCAACGTCTGGCTGGTCGGCAACCACGTCATACGTGCCGTGATGAACCCGGACCCGCTGGGTCGCCGTCCGTACAACATCGCATCGTGGCGCAAGCTCGCAGACAGCTTCTGGGGCCAGTCGCTGATGTACATCGTTCGCGATACGACCCGCATGTGCAACAACGCGGCGCGGTCCCTGGCGAACAACATGGGCATCGCCTCAGGCCCCCAGGTTGACATCGCGGTTGACAGGCTCCCGGACGGAGAGAAGGTCACCGAGCTCTACCCCTGGAAGACGCACCAGACCACGTCCGATCGCACCGGCTCAAACCAGCCAGCGATCCGCTTCTACCAGCCGGAGATGCACGCTGAGAAGCTGATGAACGTCTACCTCACGTTCGCCAAGCAGGCAGACGAAGTGACGGGCATCCCGAACTACATCTACGGTTCGGCTCAGGGGAGCGGCGCCGGAAGAACAGCAAGCGGTCTGTCGATGCTGATGGACAACGCAGCCAAGGGCATCAAGGCTGCCATCCGATCGGTCGATTCCGCGGTCTCTGGTGTCGTCCATGCGTACTACATCCACAACATGATGTATCACCCGGACCCCTACATCAAAGGCGACTTCACGATCGTTCCACGTGGAGCCCTGGGCGTCCTGGTCAAGGAGCAACTGCGCGTCAGCCGCAACGAGTTCCTCGACAAGACGAACAACCCAGTCGACCTGCAGATCATGGGTCTCGAGGGCCGCGCTTATCTGTTGCGTGAGTCGGCCGAGCAGCTGGAAATGGACACCGACCTCATCGTGCCATCTCCAGAAATGCTCCGCTTCAAGCAGCGTGAGGCCGCACAGAAAGCAGAGATTCAGGCCCAGGTTATGGCAGCAAATGGTTTGGCCCCAGACGGCAGCCCACTCCCTCAACAGCCGGCTCAGCCGGCACAACAGCCAGCGATGGCACAAGGATGAACATGAAGAAGATGCCTGAGAAGAACTCCAAGGACAAGGGCGCCAAGGAAGGCTCCAAGAAGGACTCGGTCATGGACAAGAAGCAGGCCAAGATGCCCGCGTTCATGCAGAAGAAGAAGTAATGCTGAAGACGCCTCCGATTGAGGTCCGCAAAGCAATGCGGCTTCTGGCCAACACAGACCACTCATTCAAAACGATCCTCTCCTGGCTCCAAGCCGAACGAGAGGACGCAGTCAGAACCCTATCCGTCTCACGCGACCAATGGTCCGCGGCGCAGCACGGAGGGTGTGTTCAAACGCTCGACGCTTTCCTAGATCACGTCGAGCACTCAACCCGCTGACATCCCGTCAGCAGCCCTTCGGGGCACCAGGGCGCCGGCCCCTGTAACCGGTAACCGAGAACACCGATGGTGCGGTGCGCGAATATCCCTGCGCAGGGACTCGCTCGCCTTGAACCTTCGGCTCACGGAGTTCCCATGCCTTTACCAAGTGCAGTGCAAGCTCAACTGGAGCGTGCAGACGCTCTGATCGCTCAACTTTCGCAAGACAACCAGCCGGCCCCGCCGGCCGCGGAACCCCTGGCACCCCAGGCTCCGCAGGTTGCACCCCCAGCTCCATCACCAATAGTCGACTCCCGACCAGTGACTCCGGCAAGCGCGCCGGCCGATCCAGCCGAGGAATCCCGATTCAAGGTGCTGCAGGGCAAGTACAACGCCGAGGTTCCCAGGCTCCACGCAGAGGTCGAAAGACTCAAGCGGGAAGCGGAAGAAGCCAAGCGGATCGCAGACCATTACGCCGAGCAGCTCAAAGCTGTTCCGGCGCCGCCCCTAGTGAAACCTGAAGAGGTGGAGCATTTCGGGGAGGGCATGGTTGACATGGTCCGCCGCGCAGCTCGAGAAGAGCTGGCCTCACGAGACAAGCTGATTGAGACCCTTCAGGCCAAGGTCTCTCAGCTCGCAACAGGCGTTGAGACGACAGTCAAGCTGGGATTCTTCGAGACCCTCGCCAAGGCGCACCCCGACTGGGGAACGATCAACGACGACACGACTTTCCACAAGTTCTGCGGCGAGATCGAACCACTGAGCGGGCGCACGTACCAGGACCTCCTGAACGCTGCGCAAAACGCGGCCGATGGTGAGCGAGCGAGCGCAGTTTTCACTGCATTCAAGAAGGCACGGGATTCGTGGGTGTCGAGCTCCAACGAGGCCCTTGGCCAGCAAGTTGTCCCCAACCCCGGCTCAGCCGCAAGCGGACAACAGCTGGATCCAACAAGGTCTCGGGTCTTCAGCCGCCAACAAGTGCAGGACTTCTACAACGGAGTCCGTTCTGGGCGGATCAAGGGCCAAGAGGTAGCCGACACCGAAGCTGAAATCCAGCGTGCCATTGCAGAGGGTCGCATCCAGTAAGCCGACCGCATGGTGCGCCACCATTCATAGGTGACATATGGCAGTAGCAGTTAACGTAGCCAGCGGCTACCCGCAACTTTCGGCCGCGAATGCGTCGGGCGCAAAGTTCATTCCTGAGCTTTGGTCCGGCAAGATCCTGGTCAAGTTCTACCAGACCACTTGCCTTCCTGAAGTCACGTCTTCCGACTGGGAAGGCGAGATCAAGGGCATGGGCGACAAGGTCTACATCCGTCAGATTCCTGACGTGACGATTCGGGACTACGAGAAGGGCCAAACCCTCACCCTCGAGACCCCGACGTCTACCCCGGTCGAGCTGTTGATCGACAAGGCGAAGTACTTCGCCGTGATCGTTGACGACATCGACAAGGCACAGGTCGACGTGAAGCTGATGGACATGTACACGTCCGACGCTTCCAAGCGTATGACCATCACCATCGAGAAGGCAGTCTTCGGTGACGTGTACGCAAGTGCCGTTGCCGCCAACAAGGGCCTCACCGCAGGCGCCGAGTCGGGTTCGATCAACCTGGGCACGGAAGCCGCTCCAGTCTCTGTCACCGCTTCCAATGCGGTCGACAAGTTGCTGGACGCGACCAACGTCCTGGACGAGCAGAACACGACCGGCCAGCGTTACGCCGTGATCCCGCCGTGGTATGCGCGCCACCTCAAGTCTTCGGACCTGAAGAACGCCT